AGTCCCCTTCCATTGGAGAGTCCAAGAACCGGGCAGTAAAACTGGCCCGCCCATTCCTCAGAAAGTACCCCTGGGTAGCTTTCATGGATGACGACGATGAAATGCTTCCAGGAAGGTTTCAGACCTTGTTGGTAAATATGGAAGCAGAGGGCCAAAAAGCCGGAATCAGCGACTGGATATACCACCCAGAATGGGGCGGCCCAAGCCTCACAACGGGAGATTGGTCCCTGCATGCCAAGATGTTTGCCCCAGGTACAACTCTGATCCACCGGGACTTGATACCCAAGAACGGGGATTACTTTGTGGCAGCGCCTTCAGACGTGCATGAAGACCGAGTCACGCACCATCGGCTTACGTTGTCGGGCAATCCCATTTGCTACCATGGGGGCAACCCAGGGCATGTGTATCACCAGCGAAACTCCAGCTTCACTCAGGGCTGCGAGCGATCGACGCTCATGTCCAAAAACAGCGAATCGTACATAGCCCGAAACTTTCTGGAGACCCAGACGACTATCGCCAGTTTTTGCACTGTCGCCATCGGCCGGTCGCTTTCTGAGGCAGAGCTTTTGGTCAGGAGTCTTCGACTCTCAAACAACTTTCAGCCCGTAGTGGTGCTGACAGATGCGGACGGAGTTTCAACGGTGTCTGGCTGGGGTGTTGCGGGAGTCGAGACACTGGTCTGCGATTCGGCGGCCTACTCAGCACACTTCCACGATTTCGCGACAGTGTACCCGGGGTCGTCACTCAACCCAGGGCCGTTCCTGGGGAAGATGGACGTCATTAAGGAAGCCACAAAACGCCATGGGACGACATTGTACCTGGACGCCGACATGATCGTGCTTCGGAGGTTTATGGACGTGATCGAGACCCCGATAGGACTCGCACCAGAGCTTGGACGAAGCTGTCAGACCGCTACTCCGAGCAACTGGTATTTAGAGACGTTCGGGTACTTTTCTGGGGGCTACATGTATGCCACAAAAGACGCGACACACATTATTGATTGGTGGCGGCGCGAGTACTTGAAATCTTGGAGATGGTATGGGTCAGACTCAAAGCCCCACGGCGGATTCACCGATCAGTCGGCGTTGAACCTCATACCTCTTTTCGGAGATGTTCATGTGTTCCACCCGGGGCATAACTTCATGTACACTCGAGTGCCTAACCCTACTCCTAAGATCACTTCAGTGGCGGATGCTCGAGAACTTTTGAAGATCCACGCCGGGCACGGGCTTTTTCACCGCGGGTGGCCCATCGTAACCCTCCACGCGCACTTCAGAGTATTTAACAGTTGGTCAGATGGGATGATGCGAGCCCTCAAGCAAACTCTTGCACTGTCAAAAGACCCGGTGGATGCACAAATTTATGCGTTAATTTCTAATCGCTCTTGAATGCAAACAGCCTCGGGTTACATCAGTAGCGCCTCTCCGGCGGGTAACGCGGTTTTGATACTGCACGTTGCATGGTACCGCCTCGGCTTGAGCCGGGTAATAGGAGGGGCATTTCTTTTACCGTGAGCGAAGAAAAACAAACGCCCGCGGATTGGTACCGCCCAGGGAAGAGTGTGTCGGAGTTCCACGCGAGCCGGTCACGCACCCGCGTCCTGATCGGGGGACGTGGTTCGGGCAAGACTACCGGGGTCGCCGTAGAGGTCATTCTGAAGCACTGCTGGCGCTACGCCGGGGCTCGCGTGTACATCCTCCGCAAGACGGCCCAAGCAAACCAGGACACCACCCTGGAGACCTTTGAGCTGGTACTCGGGAATTCCGGGACGGCTTTTGTGGACTCCGGACAAAGTCTCTTCAAAAAGATCGAAGGCGGCCGGCAGTTCCGCATACCGAGCCGAAAGGCTGTTGAGATGTACAACGCCTTCATGCGCCACAAGCCCCAGGCGACAAAAGCGGAGATCGAAAGATGGATGGATACTGTCGGCAACAAGTACTGCTCTTGGCTGCTCTTTTCGGGTGTCCCTACGTCTTCACACCGGGCCACACGTTTCCGCGGCTTTGAGGCGTCGCTGATCGTTCTCATCGAGGCGGACCAGTTTGATCGTGAAGACGTTGACCTGGCGATGGCATGTCTCCGTTGGAAAGGCTCTGACCCTGATGACTGTGATGAACGAGGGTTCCTGAAAGAGCAGGGGCTCATCCTGGACACCAACCCTCCGTCCCCACGTCATTGGATTGCCAAATGGGAAGACGAAGCCAAGACCTACAACGATCCGAACATCATCCGGTTCTGGCATATTGAGACGGAGGAGAATCGAGGCAACCTCCCGCCAAACTACATCGAGGACCTAGCTCGGCAGTACTCCAAGAATCCGCCGATGTACAAGCGGATGCTCTTGGGCCAGTACGCGGAAGCCTTCGACGGTACTCCGGTGTTCTGGGCCTTCAGCCAGGAGCACGTCTACAAGGACCTGCCCTTCCCCAAGGGAGCGTACCTGGTAATCGGGTGGGACTTTGGTGCTTCTGCCAACGCCTGCGTGTTCAGTGCCTATTGGGAAGAGGGCGGCCAAGAGTACCTGTGGGACATCTACGAGTACTTCAAAGAGGCAACCGACACAGAAGAGCAGTGCCGCCAGGTGCAGAAGATCTTAAACGAGGTCTTTCCATGGCACACTGACCGGACGTTCTGTGCGGGTGTCCTGCACTACTGCGACCCCGCGGGGGCTCAACGTCGTGACACGGGCAAGAGCCTCACTGTATTGGCATCCTACGGCTTCTACCCGGGTTTCCGTCGAGTAGGCCTACAAGAGTCGATCTCGCTCTACAATCGGCTCCTGGAAGCGCGGGACACTAAGCAGCGCCTTGTCTATCGGATAGACTCAAAGAACTGCCCCATCCTGTACGCGGCTTCGATCGGCGGTTATCGATATCCGGGAGTCGGGGAGCCTGGATACGGTGGGGACGAGCCGTTAAAGGGACCCAAGGGTGGTAATTATGACCACATCGCAGACTCAGCTCGCTACGCTAAATCGAACGTCCTTCGACTGATGCAAGTCGGGGAAGATGATAAGGGGCCTATTGGTAAATTGGGCTTTTTATCAAAACCAAACAGAGCACGTCGATGGCGTTGACGAAGTACTAAAACCATGCCCACCCTTACAACACAGGAGAATAATCGAATGGACCCACTTCAATCTGCAGAGAACGCCGGTATGCCTAAACAGAGCACCAAGACTATCGACCTGAGCGAAGATCAGCGCATGTCGCTTTTCGGTGACGGTCCTCTTGAACCGGGCAAGACGTACACCGTCACTCTCACTGCCGGTGACATTGCTGACTCGGGCTTCCAGACTTTTGAGGTCGGCAGCAAAGCCGAGGGAGCCATCGAGACCGAGGTGGAGAACGAAAACGAGAGCGAAGATAGTGGCACTCTCCCTCCTCCGGAAGAGGAGCCCCAGTCCAACGAGAAGGAGATCAGTGCCCTGGGCTACGACCGCAGCAAATTTCTCAAGAAGAAGCAGGCACCCAAGATGGATGCTCGGTCTCTTGAGTTCGACTAACTTACTGACCTATGGCCATGCTGAATTACCTTGGAGCCAATCCCGCTCCCGGGCTGACCATGCCGGGCGGAATGCCTGGTTCTGGCGGACCCGCTGACCCGATGTCATCCCCCGCGGCTGCCGCCCCGTCCCCGATGGGCCCTCCTCCCCCGGACATGGGTGGAGGTATGGGAGGTGGCATGGGCCCGATGGGATTCCCCAGCGTCGGCATGACCGATCCTGCGGGCCGCCAGTACGATGCGGTTACTCAAGACGACGGTTCTGTCTTGCTCCACATGAAAAACCCCGACGGATCCAGGGGTCCTGCGGTTAAAATCATTCCTCCGATCAAGTCCCGCAAGCCGGGCATGTAACCATGGATAGGGCCCTCGCAGCGAAGCTCAAAGACAAGCAGTACCGGGACAAGCTCACCAAGCTCGTCAAGGACTACGCTGAACTCGGATTCAGGAACGTCGAGTATTGGAGCCCCGAGTGGGACTCCGCGCACGACCTGATGATGTGTTACGCGCCGCTGTCCAAGGCTGACTACGAGAAGCTGGAAAAGGGTCACCCGAAGCGGTTTGTCATGCCGATGACAGCCACCCAGGTGACCACCATGACGACCTACATCGCTCAGGTGCTTTACGGAGACAGCTCGCCGCACAAGGTTGAGCCCCGGGGCCCCGAGGACGAGATCCCGTCTGAGCACGTCAATACTTTGCTGCGGTGGAACTCTGAACAGCAGCCCACTTTCTTGCTGGGTCAGCTTTTCGTACAGGACGTCCTGACCTTCAACCGCGGCATTTTCTACAACTCCTGGTCACCGATCCAGAAGCCGGAATCTTATGAAGTCGAAGTAGAGATCCCGGACGAAGTCGGAGAAGACGGACTGCCTATCAAGTACATGTCCACTCGCCGTCGCCTGAAGACGGTCGGGGGCCATTGCAAGATGGAACTGGTCTCGCCCTACGATTGGGTGGCAGACCCGGCCGCACCCCTCTGGAAGGCCCAGCAGGGGCGCTTCATGGGCCATCGCTTCAAACTGGCTTGGACCGAGCTGCTCCGTCGATCGAAACTGCCCGTGGATCACCCGGCCTACGTGCGTCCGGAGGCTGTCGAGGAGTTGCGGAAAAAGAACCGCCCGAACAGCAATATCCCGCCTTCCCTGACAGGCCATGGCTCTACCACGGGAATCCGCCCCGATCAGGCGATGTCCCGCAGTTTCTATGAGAGACAGCGCATTACGGGCCCCCTTGTGGCTGAGACTGCCAACAAGGCGGATCCTGGCACTGTCGAGTGCATCGAGTTGTGGGTGAAGCTGGTCCCCTCGGATCAGGGCATTCACGACGGCGATGATGTGACCGTGTTCCAGTTCATTCTGGCCAACGGCGACACCATCTTGGCCGTCAACGAGTCTACTTATGACCACGGCATGTTCCCCTACACCTACGCGGAGGGGCGGCCTACGGCTCACTACCAATTCGGACCTTCCTGGGCATTTATGCTCAAGGGTCTCCAAGACCACGTTGACTACCTGAAGAACCGCCACCAGGAGGCACTTCAGCGCACCGTCGGCAACGTCTTCGTCGCCAATCCGCACTACGTCGATCTCGAGGACTTCCTTAACCCTGACAAGGAAGGGCTGGTCATCCCGCTGAAGCCGGCCGCCGTCGGCCAGAAGATCTCCGACGTCATTCAGCAGATCCCCATCAAGGATCTGACCGAAGGGTTCACCGGGGAAATGCAGAGCTTCGTTTCGTACTCGGAAAACGTGACCGGGGCGAACAACTACATGCAGGGGGTCAATGAACCTGGCGGCACTGCCACCGAGTTCGCTGGCACCCAGCAGATGGCCGCGGGACGCATGTCCAGCGTGGCCCGTCTCATCAGCGTTCAGGCGATTGTCCCTCAGACCAAGCAGTTCGTATCGATGTTCCAGCAGTTCTTGGAAGAGGTTCAGAAGGTGCGTTACGTGGCTGACCCGTTTGAGGTACCTACCCAGCTCCTCGGCATGAACGTGTTGGATATTTCTCGCGACACCATCCAGGGCGAGTTTGATTTCATCGCGCACGATGGAAGCCTCCCCACTGGAGACGCCAAAAAGGTTGCGGGTATCTCCCGACTCCTCCAGGTCGCATCAGCTTTCCCTCAGGTCTTCCAACCCGCACCGGGAAATCTGGACCCGAGGGCCCTCATTGTTGCCGGTGCAAAGGCTTCGGGACTCAACGATCTCGAGCGGTTTTTCTACGACCC